CGACTGGCACCGCGCCACCGAGGCCGAGCCCGAGCCGGCCGAACCGAAGCGCCCGGCCAAGACCGACAACAAGGCCGCCTGGGTCGACTGGGCGGTCTCTCAGGGTGCCGACCGCGCCGAGGCGGAGAAGGCCAAGAAGGACGACCTGATCTCGGCGTACGGGGGCTGACGATGGCGTACGCGACCGTGCAGGAGCTGGGCGATCCGGACGGTCCGCTCGGCTACATGCCGAGCAACGCCCAGCGCCTGCTCGATCGCGCCAGCCGTGACATCGACCGGGCCCTCAAGTGCGCCGTCTACAACACCGACGCCACCACCGGCCTGCCCACGGACGCGCCGGTCATCCTGGCACTGAAGCAGGCCACGCTCGAGCAGGTCGCCTACCAGTTGGAGATCGGCAACAAGGACGGCATCAACCACGGCCTGCAGTCCGGTGTCCCGTCGGGCACGTCGGCGGGGTCGGTGCAGCTGTCCCGTGGCCCGTCCACGGGCGGTGCGACGGTCGATCAGCCGTGGCTCGGCGACCAGCCCCGGCAGATCCTCCGGCAGGCGGGTCTCCTCGGCCAGGAGCCGCAGACCAGCGACTTCCACTCCATCTGGATTTGGATCACCGCGCCGTGAGCCGCGAAGACGTACGGGTCGGCATGGCGAAGTACTTCGGCGGCGACACGGTCGACGCTCGCGGCTTCTACCGGCCGTCGCCGCTCAAGGCCCTCGGCCTGTCCGGGGTGCTGCCGTACTTCGTCTCCTACGACAACCGCATCGACGACAACCGCGACTACTTCGAGGGTCTCGACCCCGGCGCCACGTTCGGCGCGGTCATGTCCATTCACCTGGGCACGAAGACCGAGATCCGCCACGCCATCGGCGGCCTCGGCGGCGGCATCATCAACCGGCCGTACGCGACCCAGCTGTACCTCTGGTACTACGCCCTCCACCCGCCGTCCACCGTCGCACAGGCCGCCTTCGATGACCTGTGCGACGCCATCGAGACACGCATCCGTGTCGATCCGACGCTCGGCATGGGCGTGAATTCGGGCGCCCCCACGCTCGTCACGCAGGCGGGCGAGGGTCCTGGCGGGATCGTCAGCACAACCCCGCCGCCGTACTACGAGCCCGGCTCGTACACGTTCGGGTCGGCGGTCATTTCCTTCGACGTCAACACCTACCCGGCGGGATGACATGCCGAAATACACCTACGGCGGCGATCAGCCTGTCGTGTTCTCGCACTACCTCGACGTCACCGACCCGGAGAACGTGACCACGCTGGTGGCCGAGCCCGGCAAGACGTACGACATTCGGCAGGCCGAGGGCCACCACGTGATCCAGCCCGACGGCCAGTTCACCGCCGCCGAGCTGCCGATGCCGCCGGACGGCGACTGGACCGAAGCCAAGCCCGCCCCGGCGGCGAAGAAGAAGGAGAACGGCTGATGCCCGTCTTTCCCGCTGAACTGACCTTCCCGGGGATCGCCAAGGAGACCACCCCCGGCACGGCGGTCGTCCCCACGCTGTTCTTCCCCTTCACCAAGTTCGACCCGACCGACTCCAACGGCTTGCTCATCGACGACGCCAACTACGGGTCGATGACGGGTGAGAACGGTTCCGTCACGGGCAAGCGGTCGGGTGCGATCGACCAGGAGACCTACTTCCTGCCCGACCTCGCCGGGCACCTGCTCCAGAACATCCTCGGCGGCTATGCCGTCGCCGCGGCGGTCAGCGGGGTCTTCCCGCACACGTTCACGCTGCTCAACAGCGGGGACGGTCAGCCGCCGGCGCACACCCTCACCGACCGGCAAGGCATCACCGCGACCGTCGGTGCCCGCGCCTACTCCTACGCCTGCCTGAGTGAGGTCACCTTCAGCGGTGACGCCACCGGCCTGGTGACGATGGCGTGCAAGTGGGTCACCTACGGCTCGGCGCCGGCCGCGTCAGCACCGACGCTCGCGACCACGGCCGAGACCGTGATCCCCGGCTGGCGATCGTCCGTCACCGTGGCTGCTGCCGCTGCGAAGGTCCGGCAGTGGACGTACACGATCACCCGCGCGCTGACGCCGGACTACCTGGCCGACGGCACGCAGAACCCGGCCGTCATCGCTCGCGGCGATCTGACCGTCTCCGGAAGCCTCACCGTCGCCGCGCAGTCCGAACAGCCCCTGCTCGACATGATCGCGGGCACGCAGCAGGCGACCGTCATCACGATCGACAACGGCGGCGCCACGGCAGCGGTCCGGAAGCTCACGGCGACGATGAGCAAAGCCGTCTACGCGAAGGCTGACCTGATCCGGCAGACGCCGATGGGCTACTCGATCGACTTCAAAGCCCTCGGCAACCCCACCGATGTGGGCGCGTCCGGTGGCAGGGGGCCTATCTCCCTGCTGCTGAACAACGCCGTCACCACCTACTGATGAAGCGCGTCGACCGCCTTCCGTTCGCCGCTGCGTGCGTGCTGTTCGCGGCGGGCGACGCTGAACGCTTCCTCTCGGCCCTGGCCGCAGGAACACCCCTTCGATCGATCGTTCCGATGTTGGCCGCCGTCGGCTGGACCAGCATCGCCTATCACCTGTGGAGACAACGAACCATGCGCGTTGACCTCGGCAAGGGCCGCTGGGCCGAACTCATCGATGCCGACGACATGACCCACGGCATCAAGATGAAGGTCCAGGCCCTGCTGCCCGGCCCCGACAACGACAAGCACATGTACCTGAACGAGCTGGTGATGCGCGACCAGCTCATCGCCCTCCTGGTCACCTCCTGGTCGCTGGAGCTCCCGCTCCCGAACGGCGACCCGGCGGCGCTGGGAGACGTGCCCGGCTCGGCATACGACAAGCTCAACGAGGCGGCGGCGCCGCACTGGGAGAGCCTGGATTTTCTCCGGGCTGGCTCGAACTCCTCCGACTCCGAAACGAGCTCAACGGACACCGAATCCCCGGACAAGAGCCCGGAAGACGAGCAGTAACCGCCCTCCGCTACGTCCTGTACGCCGAACGCTGGGGCTGGCCCCCCGAGGTCGTCGACCGCCTCCCCGTGTCCGTTGAGCCGTACCTGTTGCCCATCGCCGACCTGATAGCGGAGGTACGGGATGAGCGCAGCGGGGGACAGGCTCCGGCAACTGGCGGACAGGGCTGAAGGCCCGGCCGGTCGCGCTGCGGCTGATGCGATGGCCCAGGCGGGCCAGGCTGAGATGCGCCGCAAGCTGGGCCTCCTCACCCACCACCCCAGCACACCGACGAACGCCCCTCCAGGCGGTCCACCGGCGCACGTCTCCGGCCGCCTGGGAAGCTCCGTCCTCGCCTCCCAGCCCACGGGCGGCGGCGGCATCTGGCGGGCGCACAGCGGCCCCCACGGCGTCGTCTATGCCGCCATCCAGCAGTACGGCGGCGTCGCCGGCCGCCACCACGCCGCGCACCTGCCGCCGCGCCCGTACACGCTCAAGGGTCCCGAACGCGATCCGATCGACCGTGCCGGCGCCGATGCGTTTCACCGCGAGATGGGGGTGTGATGGAGGTCAAGGACGAGTTCGTCGCTGATACCACCCGCTACTCGGGCCCGCTGCGCAACGCCGCGAACGACGCCGACAAGTTCAGCAAGGCCAACGACCGTGCCGCCCTCGCCGCCCGCCGGATGGGCCTCGCCGCGAAGGAGGCCGCGGACAAGGCGTCGCGCGCGCAGAAGGACGCCGCGGACGCCGCTGAGAAGCTCGCCCGCGGTGAGATCAAGGTGGAGGATGCGGCGAAGGTCGCGGCCCGCGCCGAGAACGAGTTGGAGCGCGCCTCGATCAAGGCCGCCGAGGCGCAGCGTGCCGCCGCGAACGCCGCCGACAAGGCCGCGGCGAACTTCAAGCAGATGGGCCGCGACGCCACCCTCGCTGCTGCCGCCGAAGAGCTGGCGATGCTCAAGGCGTCCGGGAAGGTCAAGGACCACAACGCCCTCGTGCTCAAGCTCCGCCGCGACATGCCTGAGCTGGGCAAGGACGGCTCCAACGCGTTCAAGCTGATGACGTCGTTCTCCCGCTCGTTCGGGACCGGCCTGGACTCCCTGACATCCGGGATGAAGGACATGACCGGCATGTGGCGGGCCGTCCCGGGTCTCGTCATCGCCGGTATCGAGCTGCTGCCCACCGCTGCCGCTGCTGCGGGTGGCGGGATCACGCTCGCCCTCGGCGGTGCGCTGGCGTTCATCGGCCTCAAGGCGCAGGCCAGTGCGGCCGACGTCAAGATGGCGTTCTCCGACATGAAGCAGCACGTCACGTCACAGATCCGCCAGATTTCGGCGCCGTTCCACGACACGCTGCTGCACGTCTCTCAGGATGCGCGGAACGCCTTCGACACGATCGCGCCGTCCCTGAAGGGCGCGTTCGCGAACATGGCTCCGGCCCTGACGCGTTTTTCGGCGAACTTCGCGGCCAGCTTCTCCAAGCTGCGTCCGGCCATCGACTCGATCGGCGTGTCCTTCTCCAAGGTTCTGGACTCGCTCGGCTCGCGGATGGGTCCGATCATGGGCAACTTCGCGACCAGCATCAAAGCCATCACCGACGCGGTCGCGCAGAACCCGACGGCCTTCACCGGTTTCGTCGAGGGCATCTCGAACATCACCCGCTACCTCGGCGACGGCATCGGCTTCCTGATCCGCTACAGCCACCAGTTCAACACCCTCTTCCAGACCCTCAACGCGTTCGCGGCCGGTCCGGTCGGCCTGGCCGTCCTCGGCCTCGCCAAGATCAAGTCTGCGCTCGGCGGCAGCGACTCCTCGTTCAGCAAGCTGACCGGCTCGGCTGCTGACGCCGGTGGCGCGATGACCGAGACCGGCATGTCCACCAACGATCTGCTGACGGCCCAAAAAGCCGCGACGATGACCACCGACCAGCTCAAGACGGCGCTCGATGCGCTGACGGGCGCAAATCAGTCGGCGTTCGATGCCCAGACGCAGTACAAGCAGGCCCTGGCGGACGCCGAGGCGCAGGGCAAGAAGACGAACGCCGGGATCAACGACAACACCAAGGCCGGGCGCGAGAACCGGGACATGCTGTCCCGGCTCGCCACGACGATCAAGAACGATCTCGGCGACAAGACGCCCGCGCAGATTCAGAAGATGCGCGACGCCTTCATTCACGCCGCCGAGGGCATGAACGTCAGCAAGAAGAAGGCCAAGGAGCTCGCCGACCAGCTCATCGGCGTGTCCGGGAACATGAAGAAGATCCCGGACAAGAAGAACACCGACCTGACCGCCCGGGACCAGGCGACCAAGACCGTCGACCAGGTGACGAACCACTTCAAGACCAGCTTCACCGGCAAGATCTGGAAGGCGCAGCTCACCGCGCAGAACAAGGTCGCCGGTGCCGTGTCGGCCGCGGCAGGCGCTGCGAAGCGGTTCGCTGGCGCGCTGTACCGGGCGAACCTGACGGCCCTGAACAAGACCGGCGGCGTGATCTCCGGTGCCGCCTCCGCTGCCCGCCGGTTCGCGAGCGGCGTGTACCGGGCGTCGCTGACGGCGGTGAACAACACCTGGAATGCGCTCCGGGACGCGTTCAACGCCGGTAACCAGTGGGCTGGCCGCGTGTTCACGGCGACGTTCAACGTGGTCAAGAAGTTGTTCTCGACCGGCGGCGTCGTCGGTGAGGGTTATGCCGAGGGCGGGGCGGTCCGGCGCTACCCGACGGGCGGGCTCGTGCAGGGTCCGGGCACGGAAACCTCCGACTCGATCCCGATCCGCGTGTCGAACGGCGAGTACGTCATCAATGCCAAGCAGGCCGCCAAGCATCGTGAGCTGCTCGATGCGATCAACTACGGCCTCGACGGCTACGCCAAGGGCGGCAAGGTCTCGATCGGCAAGATGGAGCAGAAACAGATCGCCCGCCTGCACGCCGGCCAGGCCCGCGTTGACCTCGCCCGCGCCCGCCCCGAGTACCTGGCTGCGATGGCCGCCCAGCAGGCGCTCGCCTCGATGCGCTCGTCGGTGTACGGCGGCATCTTCCGGGGTGGCCCATCCACGCCCGGGAGCGCTCACGGGACGGTCGTGCAGCACATCACGGAGGTTCACGTGACCGTGCAGGGCTCGGTGTCCGCCGCACAGGACCTCGCCAAGATGATCCAACGGCAGCTCCTCACGAACCGCATGCCCGTCGCCCTGCCGAAGGGCCGCTGATGGCGATCACGATCGTCGGCCAGTGGCCCGGCGTGGCCGAGGACCAGGACGAGGAGATCATCGCCAGCCCCACGACGGGCCGGATGCTGATCGCCCCGATCGTCACCTGCGTCATCGACGGCTCCGCCCCGACGCTCGCCATGGGGGACGTGTCCCGCAACGGCTGGACACTGCTCGCCGACCCGATCCAGTGGGCGTCCTCCGCGCATGCGGCCGCGCAGTTGCAGGTGGAGATCTGGGCGTGCCCGTCCGCGCAGTACGCGGGCTGGCCGCTGCACTACATCTACGCCTCGGCGATGCAGATCACCGCCCCGGACGTCGGCTCCATGTGCGTGAACGTGATCGAGGTCAGCGGCATGACGGGGCAGCTCACCGTCGACTCGGTGACGCTCACCTCGGCGACGGCGAGCACGACGCTGGCGCTCACCGCCCCGGCGCCGACGGGCGGCGCGAACGTCCTGCAGATCGCCGCGGCGGTCACCAACCTCGCCTACGCCTCCTACACGACGACCGGCACCGGGTGGACGCAACTCTCCAACGTCACCGCCACCACCCCGGCCGTGGGTCTGCTGCACGCATGGCGTGAGGCGACGACGGGCGGAACGTGCACGTTCACGCTCGGTTCGGCGCAGTCCTGGGCGGGCGTCGTCGTCGCCCTGAAGACCGCCGGGGTGGTGCCGGCGCAGCCGAACGCGGCGTGGCCGCCGACGTCCTTCCAGGTCGGCCTCGGCTATGACCTGAGTACGCCGCTGTCCCGGGTGCGGTGGACGGATCAGACGACCCGCTATCAGTCCCTCGGCGGCGACCGGGGTATTCAGGCGGAGCTGGGTACGGCGACGCCGGGCACGGCGGCACTGTCGATCCGCAACGATGACGGGGCGTACACGCCGCGCCCGGTCGCGCTGGCCGCCTCGGCGACTGCTGTGGGGACGACGACGACCATCAAGGTCGCGGACGCGAGCGCGGCGAACATCCACGTCACGGACTACTTCCGGCTCAAGACGTCCGGCGGGGTCCTGAAGCAGCTCGACACGTTCCAGGTGACCGGCCTGTCCCCGGTGGCCGGAACGACCACGATCACGTTCAAGCGCGCCGACGGCACGGCGGGCGGGGCTCTGGCCGCGACCGCGAGCGGTGACGTTTACGCCGGGATCGCCATCGACCTGTACATCCCGTGGCGGCTCGTCAAGGTCGTCGCGGGAGTGCCGTACACGGTCGCGTCCGGGTGGCTGAGAGACCTTCCGGTGTCCTTCACCGATGCGCATTGGTCCGATGTCACGGCAGCGGGCGCGGACGCCCTGGAGGTGCTCTCAGTCGCCGGGAACCCCTCGGCACTGCGCGGGGAGATCATGCGCCGCTCCCCATACGCGTACTGGCCGCTCGACGACTCCACCGGCGCCGGATACGCGGCGAATGCGTCGGGGGTGTCGAACGCATCGCTGACGCAGACGGCGAGCAAGTACGGGGTCGGCGTCGACACCGCGGCGGACTTCGGCGCGTCGACACAGGACCGTCCGGGCGGTGCCGCGGGCACCGCCAAGGACAGTCTCCTCGGCGACCCCGGCACCGGGTGGGCGCAGGACGGGCAGACCTCCGCAGAGATGGCCACCAAGGGCTATGCGCTCGTCGGCAGCGATCCCGGCATGCCCTCGATCGCGGGCGGCGTGACGATCGTCGGTGCGACGCAGATCAGCAGCCCGCAGGTGAATCTGATCATCGCCGCCACGGCCGATCCGACGCTTTTCATCCTGCGGAACACCGACCCGGCCGCCGGTGTCGGCCAGGGCAGCGTCATCAAGGTGTCCATGACTCGCGACGGCTTCGTCAGCCCGATCGTCACCAGATGGGACAAGACCACGCATGCGACGACGTCTACGACGGCCTCTGCCACCGCCGGATTCGCTAGCGCTTGGGTCTCCTGGGCGCTGACCTTTAACCAGACCTCGTGGGCGATGTACATGGGTGGCGACCTTGCCGGGTCCGGCACCTGCAACCTCGTGTCAGCGTTCTCCGGTATCGACGTCGGCGGCGAAGCGGACGCGTTTTTCCACGGGCGGACTTTCCCGGGAGCGCACGCGCACATCGCCATTTACGGGCGCAAGCTCACCCCCGGGGAGATCGGACGGCTCGCCAGCTCGACGGTGTTCGGGCTCTTCGGGTTCTTGAGCACCGAGACGGCGTCGAGCCGGATCCAGAAGAAACTCGCCTACGCGGCATGGAAGAACACCCGCATCCTGACCCCCGGCGTGGCGAACGTGTCCGCCGAAGCCGCCCCGTCCGGGTCGGTGGCCGACCTCGCCAGCGACGTGGCCGGACAGGAGGACTCCCTCGTCTTCGCCGACGCGGCCAACCAGTTCCAATACCGGAACCGCATCACCGCCTACCAGCAGGTCTCCCGCGCGACCCTGGGCGAGGACACGGCGAGCGGGGAGATCCCCTACCAGCCCGGCCAAGTCTTCGACTTCAACCCGGTCTACCTGTACAACGACGTCGAGGTGGAGAACACCCAGGCGGGCGGCTACTCACAACTCACCACGTCCACGTTCGTCGCCGTCGATGACACCAGTGCCGCCCGGTACGGCGCGAGGACGCTCACGCTGACGTCGCGCTACTCCAGCGCCTTCAACGCCTGGAACGTCGCCTGGTGGCTGCTGTCCCAATACGCCTATCCGCAGCTGCGTGTGGGTACCGTCGTCGTCTCCGCCGCCGCGACCGCCGATGTGGCCCGCTGGGCGTTCGTGTGCGGCGTCGAGGTCGGCGACCTGGTCACGGTGAAACGCCGCCCGATCGGCCAGCCCGCCATCACGGTGCGATGCCGTGTCCTGCGCGTCGAGCCGAACTTCGACCGGCAGGCCGACCCGGTCGTGGCACAGGTGAGGCTCACCCTCGGCACTGCCCCACCGCAGGTGCCCCTCTCCAACGACCCGGTGTACGGCGTCGTCGGCGGAACAGTGTTGGGGGCCTGATGAGCGCGCCCTCGTGGATTTACCTACCCGATGGGCAGCACGTCCTGCTGCCCATCGACACTCACACCTGGGTCGACAAGGCGACCGGCGTGCCCGGCGAGCCGCTTCGCGCCCGGTGGCTGACCTCTGATGCCGGGGGAACCGTCGCCTGGGGCCGCCAGCGCCCCCTCTTTCAGGGATTCGCGAGCCTGGCCCAGTCGATCCCCACCGCGACGTTCACGGTCATCACGGGCCTGAGTGAGTTGGTCGACAACTATGCCGGGCACAGTGACATCGCCAACACCGGCCGCTACTACGTCCCGGACACCAATAGCAACACGACCGGCGGCGACTGGTACCTGTGCAGCGGCTACGTCCCTTTCAACTCGGCGGATGCGACGACGCCGTTCACAGTGAGCCTGCGCGTGAACGGCACCACTACCTTCGAGGGCGGCAAAGTCCCTTCTGGCGCAGGCCACGTCGTCGACTCGATGGTCATCGACCTGATGCAGATGCACGGCCGCCACAACGACTACGTCGAGGTCGGCGGCCGGCAGGTCACCGGAGCCGCCGTGAACACCATCGTCTCCGGCAAGTCCCCGTCCTTGACCGTCCGCTGGGTCGCCGCCGATCAGGCATGGTTCGACTTCGCCACCCCGGCCCTGCCCGCCAACCCGCACGTCTGGACCGCAGCCGACACCTACACCGGCAGCGTCACCGGCGCGGGCAAGGTGCCGCTGAACACCGAGCTGCGCGACATGGTGCGGTTCTTCAACAACCCGCCGATCGCACGGTTGACCTCCGAGGCGAGCACCCAGACGATCCCGGGCGGCGGCGTCTTCACCTCGATCCAGTTCCCGACCGAGACGGTCGACACCTACGGCGGTCACGACAACGTCACCAACAACACCCGGTACACGTGCCAGCGGGCCGGGCTGTACCTGATCTCCGGATACGCCAGCATCGCCGAAGGGGCGGGCGGCGGCGTCAACAACGGCTACCGGGCCGCGAGGCTCCTGCACACTTTCGCGGCGGGCGGCACCACGACGTACGCCGGGTGGTCGTGCCTGCCGCAGGCCAGCACCGGCACCACCGGCACCGCCATCTACGCCACCGCGCTGGTACGCATGGCCGCCGGCGACTTCATTGAGACGCAGCTCGCGCACACGCAGACGAACGTCACCGTGGCGCGCACGGTCAACACCGCCATAAACAACTGCTCCCGCATGATCGCGGTCTGGATGGCGGCATGACCGGCCAGCAGCCCCCCGCCATCCCCGCCTTCTACCCGGGCCAGGACACGCTCAGCCAGCTCAACGTCATGGCCACGGCGCTCACGTTCATGCGCAGCAGGATCGCGTTCCGCGCTCGCCGCGCCGCGACCGGCACCGTCACCAAAGGCGGCCACACCCTCGTCCCGTGGGACACCATCGACGAGGACCCCTACACCGGATGGGTCGCCGGGACACCCACCGTCTACACCGTCCAGGCCCCCGGCTGGTACATGTGCTCCGGCACCATCAGCCTCGCCGGAACCGGCGCCGCCGGAACCGTCCTCATCCCCGCGTTCAGCATCTCCGGCGGCTCCCAGACCGGCCAGCCCGCCGGAGGACCCGGCTGGGAAGGCCCCGAACTGTTCCTCCCCACCGGCGCGAGCGACCCGAAGGCCGTCGGCGGGTTCTGGGAGGGCTATTGCAACTTGGGCGACACGATCGCCCTCGACGCGTTCCTGTCCAGCGAGCCCGCCGGGACCATCACGTGGCAGACGACCGCCGGCGCACAGTCCCGGATCGAGCTCCTGTGGATGGGGGTCTAGTGGCCGATGGCACCTGCGCCCGCACGCGAGACGTCGACCGACACGAAACCGAGATCAACGAGATCCACCGCGACTTCGTCCGCAAAGACGTCTATCAGGCGGCCCTCGATCGGATCGCGGCCCTTGAGGCGAAGCTCAACAACACGTGGCTCAGCAACCGGAACGCGCTCCTGGCGGTGGCCAGCGTGGTCGTCGGCGTCGTGTGGAGCGCCTACATCGCAAAGGGTGGCGGGCATTGAACGCCAGAAACGCAGCGAGCGGCGCTACGGCCGCGACCGTCCCCGGGGCCGTCATCGTCGGCGCGTTCCTGCTCGTCTCCTCGATGGCGGGCCTGCAAGCGCAACGCGACCACTACCGCAGCGAGGCGAGCAGGCCGAAACCGACCACCACCGCCACGGTGACCGCGCCCGCGCCTGAGCCCGGCCGTACGACCGTCGTGGCCCGGCCGAGCGCTACGCCCACGCCTGCCGGGGTCGTGCCCGTAGGCGACCGCACAACGGCCATCCCGCACGGCGGCGCCGGTGGGTCGATCCACAGCCAGGCCATGCCGCCGTCGACCCCGCAGCCGTCTCCTGCCGCCGCGCCATGCAGCGGACAGGCCCTGTCCGTGCGCCTGCTCCGAGCGGCGTGCGTATCGATCGGAGGAGGCTCATGAGCGACGTTCTCGCGATCGCCAAGTCCCAGAAGGGCATCGGCGAAGCCGCAGGCGGCGTCAGCAAGTACGGCCGCTGGCTCGACCAGCAGGCCGGAACCCACCTGTACTACAACCTCGACTGGTGCGGCGCGTTCCAGCTCTGGTGCATCGCCCAAGGCGGCCCCGAATGGTCCGCGGCGGCCGGCGGGATTCAGCGGGGCTTCGCCGAGGTCCAGGTGTGGCTCAACTGGATGCAGGCCCACGGCCGAACGTCCAAGACGCCGAAGGCCAGACGGCTCGTCTTCTACGACTGGGCCGGCACGCCGAAGGGCGCGAACCACATCGGCATGGTCGACCACTTCACCTCGACGCACATCTGGGCGTGGGAGGGCAACCACAACAACCGGGTGGAGCTTGTCGAGCGCCCGCGCGACGGCCAGATCATGGGCTACGGCGAGTGGTGGTCGTTCGTGTCGCAGCCTGCCCCCGTGGTCGCCGATGACGACTGCTGGGTCGGCTGATGCTGCGCGGCTTCGACGTCTCCGCCTTCCAGGGCTCCACGGTCCGCAAGGCCGACTTCGTCTTCATCAAGGCCACCGAGGGCTCCACGTACACGTCCTCGAAGTTCAACGCCCAGTGGGCCGACGCGAAGGCCAAGGGCATGCTCCGGGGCGCGTACCACTTCGCCCGGCCTGAAGCATCCTCCGGCGCGTCGCAGGCCGATCGGCTGCTCGCCAAGGCCAAGCCCGTCCCCGGCGAGATGCTCTGCCTGGACCTGGAGGCATCCAAGCTCAACCAGGCGAAGACCAACGCGTGGGCGAAGGCGTTCGGTGACCGGCTGCGGGCGAAGGCTCCCGGCGTGACGACGGTCGTCTACATGGGCGGCGGGTACGCCAGCAACGGCACCGGACGCGACCTGAACCAGCACTTCGACTGGTGGTGGTTCCCGCAATATCCGTCGACCGCGAGCACGACGACGTGGCGCACCTCGTTCTCGCCGTCGCTGCCCGGCGGCCTCACGTGCGGCTGGACCCACCCGCACATCTGGCAGTGGACCGACAACTTCGCCGGGCTCGACGCCAACATCTCGACTCTCACCCTCGAGCAGCTCGCCGGACGCGGGCAGCCGACCCCCATGGAGGACGACATGATCGAACGCGAACTGAAGCCGGGCCTGGACAGCAAGACCGAGTTCCTGCTGCCGCCGGGCAAGGTGTCGATGTTCGTCGCGAACGCGGACAACTCGTTCCAGAACACGAGCGGCGTGAAGGCCACGGCCCCCGTGCAGATCCGCGTCGCGATCCGCAAGGCCGACGGCACGTGGCAGTCCAAGACCGGCACCGTCGGCCGCTCGGCCACCGACAAGAACCAGCCGGAGTTCAAGCTCCCGCTCGCCGACACCAAGTCCACGTTCGTCTCGGTGACGCGCGTGGACGGGGACGGCACCGAGCCGGTCGTCGTCGGCGCGTACTGACCGCCCAACCCCCTGACGCCCCGGACCTGATGGCCGGGGCTTCTGCATGTCTGGAGCTCCATGTACGTACGCCACATCCCCGAGGAACGCGCGGGCGTCCCGGGCGCCGGCCGTCTTGGTCGGCACGTCCGCCACGACCCGCGCTCGCTGGCCTACCTCGTGCCCGCCCAGTCGACCGGCACCCTGAAGTCCGTCCGGCACACCCGCAACATCCCCGTCCTCGACCAGGGGAACCTCGGTAGCTGCACGGGAAACGCGACCGAGGGCGCGCTGGGCACGTCCCCGTTCTTCGAGGCGATCCCGACCACGGTCCTCGGCAGGCCGACCGGCAACGCCCAGGTCGACGAAGACCAGGCCATCGCGCTGTACTCGGCGGCGACCGTGCTGGACTCCTACGGCGGCTCATATCCCCCCACCGATACCGGCAGTGATGGCCTGTCCGTCGCGAAGGCCGCGAAGGCTGCTGGGCTGATCTCCGGCTACCGGCATGCCACGTCCCTCGATGCGGCCCTGGCGGCGCTTGCCGCTCAGCCGGTCATCACAGGCGTCAACTGGTACGACTCGTTCGACTCCCCGGCCGCGTCCGGTCTCATCACGATCGCGAAGAAAGCCAGCGTCCGCGGCGGCCACGAGTTCGTCCTGGACGAGCTCGACGTCGAGAACCGGCGCGTCTGGTTCACGAACTCGTGGGGTGGCGGCTGGGGTCTGCTCGGCCGGGCCTGCATCGGCTGGGACGACTTCGGCCGTCTCCTGTCCGAGCAGGGCGATGTGACCGCGTTCGTGCCGCTCTCTCAGCCCGCCCCGACGCCGACGCCCGACCCGGGCAACGGCGACCTTGCCGGATGTCTCGGCACCATCATCAGCGCCGCTCAGAAGGCGCTGGACATCGTGAAGGGGAAGACCCCATGAGCAAGTACAACAAGTTCATCACCGCACTGCTGGCCGGCGCCGCCGTCGTCGCATCGTCCGGCCTGCTGCACGGCACGGCGGAGCTCGTCTTCAACACGGTCATCGCCGTGGTCGGTGCCGTACTGGTCGCCCTCGTCCCGAACGCCCCGTCGCGGCCGGGCGCCTGACGATGCGCCACGGCAACCCATCCCCGCACTACCGGTACGAGACGTACGACCCGCGCGTGTAGTCGGTTCACACAGAAAGCCCCGCCCTCTCCGGTTCACGCCGGGAGGGCGGGGCCGTTTCGTCGTGCGCGGGGTCAGGCGGAGCGTGACGGACAGGGCACCTCGTGCGTAGGGCTGCGCGTGGGGAACGCGCGAGCGCGCTTAATGATCATGAGCGCGCGCATGTCACGCGCACCCATGCGGGCGTGTCACGCACGTGTCACGCACACCTGTCACGGGCATGTCACAGGCGCCCGACCTGGGAACCGGCCGTGCGTGACAACCCCAACCCCTCACGAGGATCACACCGTCGCCGGGATGCGCAGCAGGTACCGGCCCCGGGTCTCCTCGTCACGCTCGATCGCATCGTCCGCGATGAGGATGCTGAGCTGCTTCAGCGCCCACTGCCGCGTCAGACCGGTCCGCTCGATGACCGGCATCAGGTCAGCCATCGTGAAGTCCTCGCGGTCCTCGTTCGCCCACGCCTCCAACTGCGCGAGCAGCAGCGACCTGGCGCGATCCGGCTCCATCTTCGGCCGGTCGTCCTTGGTGAACTGGAAGTCCTCCTCGGCGGGATCGTCTTCAATCGGGTCGTCAAACGACCCGATTGAAG